AGCGCTTCTCCTGAAGCCTCTCCACAAGTCACTGTACAACCATCTCTCTTCTCACTCCTGGCTCCTTCGCGGAGACGTGAGAAAAGACGCCTTAGATGCGGCCGGATTTCGAGAGTCTCGTGGAACTCTCGTGTCCGGGGACTATGCGTCGGCTACCGACAACCTTTCTATTGAGGTTGCCGAGGCCATTCTCGAGGAAGCCCGTCGGAATTCGGTTTTCGTCCCTCCTAGTGTCTGGGATTACGCCCTGCGTATCCTTCGACCGAGGGTCGGTTTTTTCGATTCCGAGTCTGGTTTGTACGAACGCGTGGTAGTTACTTCTGGTCAGATGATGGGGAGCTTTTTGAGCTTTCCCCTTCTTTGTGTCCAAAACTTCCTCGCCTTTCGTTACGCCCAGTCCAACTACGGTATTCGGGGTTTTTTACCCCTCCTAATCAACGGGGACGACATCTTGTTCCAGTCCACTCCGGGCTTTGCCCGGTTTTGGATGGACACTGTGTTGTCATTAGGACTCGAGGTGGAGAAGACCAAGACTTCAGTAGATCCCTCTTTTGGTTCTCTGAATTCTACTCTTCTCCGCTGGAAGTCGGGTCGTCTTCGCGTCTCGCCGGTTCTCCGGTTCGGGATGCTCAGACCTCGCGACTTTCTTAATGGCCTCGGGCGTGACTTTGCTTCTTTTGTGGCGGGCGTTCCCCCCGAAGTAGCTTGGTCCGCCGGTAAGGAGTTTTTCAAGTGGCACGTTGCAGCTATCAGACGGTCCGGCCGACTGACTGCAGACGAGTGGGGGTTTCGCGGCAGGCTTGCCTGGCGTTTGGCCACCCTTTTCTCACTTGCTCCTAGCGCTCACGTTTCCGTTCTTCCCCCTGAGACACCTTCTCAGCACAATGTCCAGATCCCGTCTGGGCTTGTTGAGTCGATCCCTCGTGGTTCGGCTGGGGAAGAGTTGGAAGCGTTGAACGCTGCCGAGATGACTTGCTGGAAGTGGCAGCACGAGTACAGTCGTGTCGATGGGACCTTACGGTACCTCGTCAGACTTAGCTCGGCCAGAGCCCCAGCGGAGCCAGACGTTTTGGGCGGCAGTCCTGCCTCCCTTTCCGTCAGACACCGTGTTAGGCTTACTGCGCCTTCCAGGTCATCTCTTCACGCTCGGTTCTTCGCAGGTGCGGAGTCTCCGAGGGTTCTCGTTTTTAGGGAGCTCCTGCGTATGCAGGATTTCTCCGAGTTCGAGGCCCTCCCTCCGTACTGCTCAGTC